TTTTTAAAATATCAAAAAAACTACGAACAAGAAATGAAAGGTAAATAATATGGCGGTAAAATTTAAACAAGATAAAAACACTGAATTTAAATCTCTAGATAGAGATATTAGAGAACATGAATTAAGCAATAGCGATTTTGATTTAGTATATACAGATTCAACCTGTCCTTTTGCTGCTCTTATTGATGAAATAAAACAGCCTGGTGAAGAGTATTTGTTTGCTTTAAATTCACCAGAAAGGATTAACAAAGTAATAAATAAAAAATGGTACATGGTATCTCCTGATAGATTAAAAACCAAACGAAGCACTTATCGAGCAGACAAAAGAGAAGAGAATGATAGCATTACAACCGGTGATACTATTGTTTTTGCAAGGGATAAACGTTATGGAGAGAGCGAAGATAAATATTATAACGCTTCAAGTGCTAGAGTAATGCATGATACTTTGCAACGAGTACAAACAGATGCTTATAATCCATTGCAGCCTTTTTCAGACAAATCTTATAGAAATTAAATACAATGTCTTATTCTCAAATTAATCTTAATAAAGATATTATTTTGTCTTGGGCTTATCCTCAAACGGGGGAAATCATAGTTAGTAACTACAATAATGTTATTTCTAATAATGATGCTAATACAATTACATTGCCTAGTAGTTTAGTTGTAACCACTGGTACAACTTTGCTATTTAATAATGTTGGTTTTAATGATTTCATTATTTTAAATAATGAGGGGGTGCCAGTAACAACAGCTATGACACCAGGAGAAATTAATCTTTTATACTTAACTGATATTTCTACTGCTGGTGGAATATGGGATGTTATTCCATTCGGGGGAGGTACTAATGGTATTGTGACTTTTAGTACAGAAAGCGTGAACAATGCCCTTTCAATAACAAATTCTACTGTTACTCCGCCAACAGGAAATATTATTTTTCAAATTGCTGATTCACTAAACAATTTAAATAATTTAACTAGTCAAGTTAACAGTGGGTTTTTGATGGTTAATGACACTACGCCGTCATTAACTTTTAATACTTATTCTTTAATAGGTGGTTTGAATATAGGAATTCTTAATTCAAACGGTCAAGGCGGCGCTCCTATCATTAGTTTAATGCAAAGCTTGACGCAGCTTGCTAGCATCGAGGTTGGTACTTTATCGCTAACATTAAACAGTATTGCGACACTTAACGATAATGATGACATTAATTTAACTACAACAGGAACTGGGTCAGTATTTTTAAATCAAGTTGAAATAGATTCAAATAGCAATATAAGCAATGTTAATTCTTTAGAAGTTAAAGGAGCAATTATTAATCCATCTGTAGCGCAAGCGCAATGTTTCTTTTTTGATAACAATACTCCGCCAAATAATATTGTTATTGAAAATCAATTTAATATTGCTTCTGTGACAGGCGGTAATGGTTCTTATGTTATAACCTTTGCTACTCCATTTAACAATGGAAATTATACAGTATTATTATCACTTGCCAGAGGGACAGAAGTGATTGCGCCTTTTCAAGTGTTTTTTCGCTCCAAAACAGCTACTCAACTTATGGTTTTTACAGTTGACACTTTAGGTAATTTATTACCAGCTTTGGACGGCGTATCTGTTGCAATATTTAACAATTCAAATTAAAAAGAAAAAAAATTTTTAATTTGCCAAAACTTATTTTTCGTAAATATCTTTACGATGTTTTATTGCAATAAGTCATTTCCATGCATCAAAATGATTATAAGTTTTAACATTAGGTTGATCTAGTTCCGAAGCTATTTGTGATAATTGTTTGTCCTCTCGTCTTTCTAAAGACTCTATTGCTAATTCTTTTACTATTCCTGATAAAGATTTATGCTCTTGTTTTGCTATAAAACAAAGAAACGAAAATAGATTTTCTTCAAAAGTAACATTTATTCTTGGGTTTTTTGTTGTCATTTTTTAAAATAAATAATTAATATTTGTTCTTACAAGTGAATCACAAGTGTTACGTCCTATCAAGTAATTTATTAAACAATCCACAAATTTTGTTAGTAACTATGTGAACAATAGCTCGTTATATTAATTGATTCAAGAGATCCTTTAAGCTGCTTGAAAAATAGGCATATTTTGATATTTCACGTGTTTTCAATCATTTTTATTTTTCTGCTATACTGTAATTAATGGTCATAACTAGACGTTAAAAGGTTTTTATCAACTCTAAAGTTGCGTCATAACTAGACGTTAAAAGGTCTTTTAAAGATTTTTAATATCTTTAATCAACAAAATCAAAAATTTTACTTTTTAATAAATATAAAAATATAAGAGGAAATATATGTCTAATGGCATTAATGCGCCTTATGGAGCATCGATTGTTCAATCTCAAATAGGAAATGGCGGAACACAAAAACTAGGTCAGTATTTAATTGCTGCTTCGCCAGATGGTCAAACGACTCTAGATAAAAGTATTTTTCAAGGCGATATAGTTACTTATGCAAAATTAGGCAATAATTTTGCAAATTCTCCAGGTAATGGCACTATTGTTCCAATGTTAGGACTTAACGCTGGAGCGCCAGCTACTCAAGTAGGTGGAGAGCCTGTAGGAATTTTTATGGGATGCATTTTTATTGATGCATTAACAGGTTTTGAAGTGAATTCTGATTATTGGCCAGCTAATCAACAAGTAAGAGCTGGTACACCAGTCATTGCTTTTGTTAACGATGATCCAGAAGTAGTATTTAAAATACAAATATCAACTTCTACAAATAACGCAATTATTGCTCAACAAAATAATATAGCACCATCAATTTTTCAATACATATTTTCTGGACAAAACATTCAGTTAGGAGTTGGTGGTACAGCATTTAACGCTCCTGTAGGAGCAATCCCTGCTAATAATCCTGCTACAGGTAATTCAAGAACAGGGCAATCAGCTTATTATATAGACGGTAGTACAATTAATTTTGCTAATGGATCAGCTGGAAATCCTGCTTTTTTAATTAAAATTATTGGTTTAGTTCCTGAAATTCAAACATTGCCAAATCCAAAAGGATTAGTTCAAGGCGTTGATATGCCTTTCATTGATGTGTTGTGTAAATTTAATAATCATATTTATGGATCGCTTGGAACACCGGGGAGATTTTTTGCAGCATGATGATTAACACAAACAATATTAATAGTCTTTTAGAACCTAGGTTATACGTTTCAAAACCAAAGGTAAAATTGCCTGTTAAAGCAAAACAAATAAAAAAAGTTAAAACAAAAAAATAAGGTAAAAATTTATGTCAATTATAACCACAGGTAATATTCCCTCGTTGCTACGTCCTGGTCTTTACGAAGTCAAGATGTTATACGAAAGATTCAAAGGAGAATATACCAAATTTTATGAACAAGCAAACTCGGTAAAACATACTGAAAGACTAGTTGATATGAGAGGTACAGGATATGCACTCGAAAAAGGGCAAGGTGCGCCAATTAAGATGGACACAATGGGAGAAAGGTTTATTTATGAATTTATACATAGGGAATTTGCTTTAGGCTTCAATATTACAAATATTGCACAAGAAGACGACCTGTACGCCGATCAATTTTTTAATGGTACTAAATCATTAACTACATCTTACGAGCAAACACGAGAAGTGATTGCAATGAATCCTTTTAATCAAGCATTTAATACAGCAGTGTTGCAAGCAAATGGTCAACCACTTTGTTCAGGTACTCAACCTTATGACGGCGGTACATATAGTAATAGAGTTGGTGCATATGATGGCACTGATATTAGAGTTGATTTTAGTGAAACAGGCGTTGAACAAGCAGTTATATTAGCTGGCAAATTAAAAGATCAAGCAGGATTGCTAATTAATGCGCAAATAGAAAGATTACTATTGCCACAAGATTTAATGTTTTCAGGTTGTAGATTGCTTGAAAGTGTATTTAGAACAGGCACTGCTAATAATGACATTAATGCAATATATAACATGAAAGCTATACCTCAGGGTTACGAAGTTAGCCACTTTTTAACTAATCCAAGTAACTGGTTTGGATTAACAAACGTTAAAGGTAGTCGCAAGCATTTTGTTAGACGACCTCTTAAGATTAATGTTTCAACAGATCCAGTAACAGAAACTATGTCTGTATTATGTTCTGGTCGTTATTCTTTTGGTATGTTTACACCTCTCGGTGTCATTGGCTCACGAGGATCGGCAGCTTAGATAATTATGCAAGAAAAATTTAACAAACTTTTATTAGAAGCAGAGGCACAACATGAAAAACTTGTTGTGCTTCATGCTCAGCAAAATGAGCAGTTAGCTACATTAAAAGCAGAGAAAAATAAACTTATACATTTGCTTACAATGTCAAAAGGTCAAATTGCAGCTTACAAAAAAACTTTAGAGATTATTAACGAAAATAAAAAATAATTATGTCTCAATTTTATGAATATAGTTGGCCAGTAATTAACCCAGATGATATTGCTTTAGATCAAACAGTTATTGCAGGAAAGCTATTAACTTTAAATGGTAAATACGCAAATCTTACTAATGGTCAAGCTAATCTTATTGAGGCAGGTATAATACCGCAAATAACTTTGACTTCTGGAAGTAATCTTAGCGCAGTATCCTTTATTATTACCGGTTATCAGAACGGAGTTTTTATTCAAGAACCACTGGCAGGTCCAAATGCAACTATTGTATCTAGCGAGAATTATTTTGACATAATAGAATCAATACTACCACAATCAGAAGATGAAATAGTTGGTAATATAACTGTAGGAATTAATTCGGTAGGTTTTTTTTCTGCTATTTTACTTAATACTGAAAAAAAGATTGCTAATCCAGCCGGAGCTATAAGATTTATAGCTGCAGAAGAAAACCCTGCTACTTATGTTATCTACACTTCGTTAAATAACATTTCAAATTCACAACCTTATAACACATTAATTGAAAATCATATATTGCAATCAGTAAATTTAGAGGGGGACACGATTTCTCAAACACTAGAATCAAATTATGTAGCAAAAAATTTAGTAATTCAAATAAGTAAAAATGCAGAGAATGTGCCATTAAAAATGCAATTTTTGCAATTATAAGAAATGCCAGTAAGTTCAGGAAGTTATAGTTTTCAATCAATTAAAGCCGAGCTTATCATCAGAAAAGCTTATGAGCTAATTAATGTGCCTTTAAGCATGTTAACATCCGATCAATATGATTCGGCTAAGAATGCTATTAATTTTATATTAACTGATTGGTTTAATCAGAATGTGAATTTATGGAGTTTGCAATTAAATTCTATTAGTTTAATTCCTAATCAAGCTAATTATTTATTACCAAGCAATATTCAAAAAATATCTCAAGTTTTTTTAAGAACTTCAATAAGACAAAATTTTGGCGGCCAGCCTTATGCTACTTCAGGAGATGCTGCCAATGCTTTTGATGACAATTTATCTACAGCCTGCACTCAAACTGAAAGCAATGGTAGCATAGGTTATATTTATCCAACACCGCAAATTATTAACATTTTAGGAGTAATGTCAAATATAGAAGCTACTTACGAACTTACTTTTTCTGGCTTAGATAAAAAAGATAGTAATGTTCTTTTTACAAAAAAACTGCCATCGACTAATTTTAAAAAAGGTATTACTCAATGGTTTTCGTTTGATGATGATCCTTTATTTTATGAGTATTACCAAATAGAAGAAACTGGCGGAGCAACTCTTGATATCACTGAATTGTATTTTAATAATCAAACTCAAGATACTACTATGTCAGAAGTATCTAGATATGAATATCTTTCATATCCAAACAAAAGATCAATAGGGCGTCCTACTGTTTATTATGTCGATTATCAAATAACACCATCTTTATATCTTTGGCAAACTCCTTCTCCTACATACGGTTTAATAATGTATTCAGGGCAAAGTTTAATTCAAACGCTTGAGAGCTATACAGAAACCATTAATATTCCTTCTGTTTTTTATATGCCGTTAGTTTACGGATTAGCTGAAACACTAGCCAATCAATATGCACCAGAAAAAGCAGATAGCTTAAAGATGCGCTACAATGAATATATGGATAGAGCAGTTATTAATAACAATGCCGAAGTGCCTTTAACGTTGGGGGTGTATAGTGATTAAACCAAATGTTATTAATAAACAACGTGGTCAATTTGTTCGTCATGATATTATTGCGCCGGTTGGAGTTTGCGACTATTCAGGGTTTTTTTTTAGCAAATCCGATTTAGTTAAACAATATGAATGGCGAGGAAACGATCTTGTCTGGACTGGGTTTTTAGTTGGTCGTCCTTTTGTAGATGAACCGAATGAACAAAATAGACCTCCGCTTATTAAAGGTGATCCAAAGGCTGTATTAAATCCACGACCACAAGGAACAGCTAATTCCGAAGCCCCCGATGCAGTAGGCAATAATTCAGCATCTATTTTAGAAAATGTTAATTTTAATAGCGAAGATACAATTGCTAATTTACCTAATTTTGCAGGTGAGGATATTAGTCAATTAAATGACAATGCTCGTTTAAATTTATTATATCAAGTAGGTGTATAATGAATAATAATTTTAACCCTGGTTTTGATAGAGAAAAAGCTGCTTTTTTAGAATTAGCAAATCGTGGCAATGGTCTCGATCCCATTAATTATATTTATTCAACTGATATTAGCTGCGAAAGTATTTTGACTAATACTATTAACGCAGGAACAATTGAATTTTATACTGCATACGGTCAAGGATTATATATTGAGGGAGTTATTAAATGCCAAGATTTGCAAACTATTACTTTGCAAGCTAGTAGCGGAACAATCAATACATTAAATTCTACTTTTGTTAATACAGATACAATTAATGCAACTACTGGTGCAATCAATACATTAAATACTAATATTGTAAAATGGAGTCAAGCAAACAATAATTATTATGTTGCATTTCAAGCCGGTGATTTAGCTGCATCAACAACTTGGACTTTGCCTTTGCAGGATGGTACTAATGGACAAGTTCTTACTACAGACGGACAAACTATTCTTTCATTTACAAGCATCACTGATCAATGTGCGCCTAATGACGCTGATTACATTTTACAAACTCCAAATGAATTATTGCCAAATGCTCAAGCTTTAAGTCAATTGATAGGTGGCATATTAAAAAGCTCACCTATTACGGGAGTAATTAGTATTGCTATTCCAGATATTGATTATGCCACAGTTTCTACGCTAGAAGAGCTTGCAGCAGAAGCTTCACTATCAGCAAAAGAGGCTTCGGCGTCAGCTGCAGAAGCAGCTTCTTCTGCATCAGAAGCTACAGCAGCTGCTGGTGAGGCAACGGCTGCAGGAGGGGAAGCAACGGCTGCGGCTGTAGAGGCAACGGCTGCGGCTGTGAAATGTAGTTTATCAGCTACTAGAGCAACGATTGCAGCTGGTGAGGCTACTGCTGCAGCTGCTACAGCAGCAATTTCTGCTACAACAGCAGGAGGAGCAGCTGCAGAGGCAACGGCAGCCGCTGGTGAGGCTACTGGAGCATCTACTACAGCAACAATTGCCGCTACAACAGCATCATCATCA